CATGAACGCTCATCCATCCGATCTCCACAAGCGCAAGCAGGACGAGTTCACCGAAGAGGAGCGCGCGCTTCACTTCGGCCACGCAGAGGAAGTGCAGGAGGTTCCCTGTAACATCCTCGCAGAGCAGGCGCTGCTCGGCGCCATCCTCATGAATAACGAGGCGCTCGACGCTCTACGCGTACCGATCGAGCCGGACCACTTTTATGAGCCGGTCCACCGCCAGATATTCGATGCAGCTGTTGACCTCCGTCGCGCCGGCAGGGTGGCAAATCCTGTCACCGTCAAGAACTTCGTCAACGATGGCATGGTGGGCGATCTCACCATGGCCCAATACCTCGCCAAGCTCGTACAGGCGGCCGTCAGCGTACTGAACGCGCCGGACTATGCCCGCGCCATCATTGAGACAGCTGCGCGCCGTGCCTGCCTCACTCTCAGCCAGAAGATGGAGCAGACGGCCTATTCCAAAGAGCTCGACATCATGGACGAGTTCGACGCTCTGCGGGCGAAGTTCGAAGCTGTAAGCCGTGCGCTGAGTGGTGAGGAGAAGACAAAGACGCTGGCTCAGGCGTCGAAGCGCTCGCTTGCGTCGACCGCGCTGGCCTACCAGGGCAAAGGCCTGTCAGGCGTCGACTATGGCGTTCCCTTCCTGATGCAGATGATCGGCCCGCTGTTGCCGGGCCAAGAGGTCATCATCGGCGGCATGACCAAGCACGGCAAGTCTTCGCTGATCGAGCAGATGGTTGCCGGCGCCGCGATCAACGGACACCCGGTCTGGATCAACTCCGGTGAAATGAAGGATGAGGAGCTCGCCCGCCGAGCGCTTGCCCGTCTCACCGATATCAAAGCCTGGCAGCAGGTTCGCGGAAAAGTCAGCGACCATGATTACGAGAGGCTTGAGACAGCGCGCCGCAATGCCGAAACCTGGCAGGATCGGGTATTCATCCGCGATGACACGATGACGCTCCGGCAGATCGATCGCGACCTTGCCGACTTCTCCAAACGCAATCCTGGCGGCATGGCTGTCGTCGACCACGTCGGCCTCGTTGAAAAAGACAGCACCCACGCCAGGACGAACGACGCCGAGTTCTCCTCGATCGTCACCCGCAAGCTGAAGGTCTTCGCCGGGAACTACAAGCTCCCGATCGTCGCGGCAGCGCAGCTCAAGAAGAACATCTTCGAAATCACCGATCGGACCATCAACCGCAAGACCTTCATGAAGGTGATCGGCCGGCGCCCGAAGGCTGCCGACTTGTTCGGTTCCTGCGAGAAGGACGCGGACCACGTCATCACGCCGTTCCGTGCGGAGGCCGTCATGGATGAAAACGAGCCCGCCGAGATCGATGACCTCCACGTCGTATGGGAAGAGGTTATGGGCGACGTGCGCAACAAGGCAGAGATTGTGCTCGCCCTGTCGCGTCACACCCGCTGGCCGCAACGCAAGTCCGTCGGATGGGACGGGCCGCGAACCATGTTCACCGATCTTCACCAAAACCAGCAAGGGAGCTTCCTGTGAACCACTGTGGCTTCGGCACCCTAAAGCGCCCAACCGGCTTCATCGCCTGGATAAGATTATATCACCACGGCGAGAACCGCACCCTCCGCCACGGCCGGGACGACATCATCTTCCCGTCGGAAGCCGAAGCAGAGGCCGCGGCAAAGAACGAGTTCCTCCGCCAGATGAACAGCCCGATCGTATCCGAGGCGATCACCGGCCCGACCAGCAAGAAGGCGCTCGCCAAGGCTCAGGCTCATAAGCTCTTCCGAGGAGGAGGCAAGGTGATCGAAGTTGAAAGCAAGGGAAAAGCAGCATGAACGCCATCGTCAGACAAAACCTCTCGGAAGCATCCGAGCTTTGGAAATCCGGCAAATCGATAACCGAGATTGCCAACATGTATGGCGTCAGCCGTCAGTCGATCGCGGGCTTCATGAACCGCAACCGTGGACTCTTCCCGAAGAGGAAAGGAGGCCTGACGGTCGAGAGCTACAGCAACGGCGCTCCGGCTCGATCGTCCCGCCGCGTGAATATCCAGCGCGTCAGGCGGGCGAAGAAAGAAGCCGTGCAAGGCATGAACCAGGGAGACGAGCGGATCGAGTTCTACCCGACCGCCTACGATAACGAGCGCAAGCTGAAGGCTAAGACGTTTCTGGAGATCGGCCAACACGAATGCCGCTGGCCGCTAATGGATGGGCAGGAGATCAAGTTCTGCTCTGCGGCGACCGAGGCCACCTATTGCACCCACCACAGCCGCCGGGCCTACCGTGTGAGGTTCGAATGAACGCCGTATCCATTTCCCCTCGCGAGAAAGAAGTCCTCACGCTGGTAGCCGACGGCAAGACCTCGGCGGAGATCGCGGCCGTTCTCGGTATCTCCTATCACACGGCCAGCGGCATCAAAGAGCGGCTGAAGGTCAAGTTCGAGGTCTACAAGGAGACGGCCCTCATCGCTGCCGCGTTCAGGAGAGGGGTGCTGTCGTGACGCCAATGTCCGATCATCCCGAGGCACTCGCGATATTCGCTGAATACGGCATCGCTGTCGTGCCGGCGCATGTCATGCCCTCGATCGGACAGACAAGAGCAATAGCCACGCTGGACCGCATCAGAAAGCGCCATGGAGAGGCGCACGCTCGCTTCGTCGTCATGACGCTATCAGAGACCGCAAACAACAAGGCGTTCATTGACGAGACGTCTCTGTGGGTTGTGAGCGACATGGCCCGAGCTGCGGCAAAGAACTTCCCCGAACTGGTCGATAACAATGTCTCCGCATGGTTCGACTTCTTCGACAAAATCCCGCTGGGCTATCTACAATACTGGGCTTTCGACCTGGATGGAGTGGTCTCCAAACGACATGCCCTTGGGGGGATGATATACGAGAGGATGCGGCGGCGCTTCGGAGCGCTGGCGGTCCAGCCCGATCTTCTGGACGACCGACGAGGAGCAGCATGAACAAGGAAGAAATCATAGATCTCTTCATCAAGGGTGCAACGATCGAGAAGCGCTTGCCGGCAGAGTTCGCAAGGCCCGAGCCGCTTCGAGCCCAGCACATCCCGTACTATCACACCGCAGAAGACATGCGCGGCTGGTTCTCGGTGAACGGGCGGACCCGGAGCGAACGTATCGCCAACCGGAAGAAGACCGGGGACCAGCAGGAGGACGGCGATCTTGGCCGCTACATCGAAGAGCGCATGGCGATGTGGGACCCAGACCACCAGAAGCTTGAGGCGACCGACGTCAGCGACTGGGAACGCCGCCTAAGCCTCATCGCCATGGTCAGCGTCGAGAAGAACCGGCGCGCTCTGTGGGCGTGGGCAAGGGCCAAGGCCGGCGGGAAACCATTCACCAAGTGGTGCAAGTCAGAAGGCATTCACGAAATGACCGGACAACGCAGAAAAGACAAGGCGATAAAAGAATTGGCTCATCTGTTGCGCGAGCCGTCGCAGCATAGTCAAAACGGCGAAATTGCTGTGTTGCCTCTACCCCCTGTTTTTTGGCATGTTTCAGATAACATCGCAGCCGACGCGCCGATTGACGAGCGCACCGCCTACAGGGAGCCGGATGCGAAGCCGATGGCAGAGTTCTTCGACAGCGAGTTGACCAACTTCGACTGGGCCATCAAACAGAACGAAAAGCGCAAGGCGCGCGAGGCCAAACGCCGCGAGGAAGAGGCCAAGAAGCGCCAGGCCGCATAGATAGGGAAGAGGTGACATCTATCCGCCTCTGCTACTGCAGAGCTTCCCGACCCCACACAGCCCGCCCGGTTCGCCGAGGCGGGCTTCGCATTTCAGGAGAGCGAGATGACTGACATTGAGGTCGCGCGCAAGGCCGCAGCCGAGGCGCAAGTGAGCCCAACGGTCAAGAAGATGATCCTCCCCGGTGATTTCGATGCGTGGCCGAACGTGCAGGGCGCTCTCAATGCCGTCCGTATGGTCCGCCAAGCTGCATGACCACAGACGCCTTCATCACTCTCCTCATCGTCATCCTGGTATCTGGATGGCTCTCACTGTGGATCGTCCCATGACGCGCAAAGAACGCTCGACAATCACGATCATGATCACGGTCGCCGCTATCGCCTTCGGGATCGCCGGGCTCGCGTCACTTGCGGGGTGTGGGCATTACGAACCGCCAGGTCGCGATCTGTGGCGGGCGCTATAAAGGAGACCTGACATGCTCGGCACCATCCTCCTCATCATCCTGATCCTGCTCCTCATCGGAGCCCTCCCGAACTGGCCTTACTCGGCAAGCTGGGGTTACGGACCGACCGGAGGCGTTGCTCTCGTTCTCACGATTATCATCATTCTGGTCTTGCTGGGGCGGGTTTGACCCAAGGTGCCGTATGCCATCTCTGAGTGCGAAGCAGCGCCGGTTCGTCTCCGAGTACCTGATTGATCTGAACGCTACCAAGGCGGCCATACGAGCTGGCTATAGCGCTAAGACGGCGCGCAGTGTCGGGTCAGAGAACCTTTCAAAACCTGACATCGCTGCAGCCATCGCCAAGGCGCAAGAGAAAGTCGAGAAGAAGGCGGAATGGACGGCCGCTGACAGGCTTCAAGCCCTCAAGACGATCTTCGATAGCCACGCGGAGAAAGACGCTCGGGTGGCGATCTCTGCGATCGCTGAGGCCAACAAGATGCAGGGCAGTTATGCCCCGCTGAAGCGCGAACACTCCGGCCCGAACGGCGGCCCGATCGAGTACGCCAACCTGACCGAAGAGGAAATTGATGCTCGCATTGCAGCCCTCGCAGCTGGTGCTGGCGAAGATGAGCCTGAGGGAGAAGCGTGAATACCTCGCCCTTCTCGAAGCAAAGCGGAAGAGGCAGGCAGAGCGAGAGCAGAGGGAGCGCGTCGAGGCAGACGCCGGTGGATGGAAGGCAGAGAAAGAGCGCTGCGCCGCCGACATCCTTTACTGGTTCGACAAGTGGGTTTGGACATACGACCCGCGCTTGGTAGGCAAGCCAGGCGGCGCCTACGTTCAATTCAGGCTCTGGCCAAGGCAGCGCGAAGCCGTTCTCTGGCTGCTGGAAAAGATCAGGCGCGAGGAAGAGGGGCTTATCGAGAAAAGCCGTGACACCGGGGCGACCTACATCACGGCCGGCGTAGCGCTGCATCAGTGGCTCTTTAACCCGGGCTTCAAGGCAACGTTCGGCTCTCGCAAGGTCGATTACGTTGACAAGAAGGATAACCCGGACAGCATCTTCGCCAAGATACGGATCATGGGCCGACGCCTGCCTCCTGAGATGCTCCCCGAGGGCTTCTCGTGGGCGCAGCACGACAACTACATGCGCCTGGCCAACCCCGAGACAGGCGCTGTGATATCGGGCGAGGGCGGCGAGGATATGGGCCGCGGCGGTCGATCCTCGATGTACGTCGTCGACGAAGCGGCATTCGTTCCGAACGCTGAGGTAGTCGAGAAGGCACTGTCCGGCAACACCGATTGCGTCATCTGGGTTTCGTCGGTCAATGGCATGGGCAACCTCTTCGCCCGCAAGCGCCACTCGATCCTTAAGCCAAACCAGATCATGCGCATCCACTGGCGCGATGATCCTCGCAAGACAGAAGAGTGGGCCGCGAACAAGCAGGCCAGCTTCTCCGACCCGACCACATGGGCGAGCGAGTACGATATCGACTACAGCGCATCGGTGGAGGGCATCTGCATCCCGGCGCTGTGGGTGGAGAGTGCTAAGCGCCTTCGCAGCCTGGAGCCACGCCTAAGGCCGAGCAACGATGGCCGCCTTGGCGTGGACGTCGGCGCCGGCAAGGCCAAGTCAATTGTCGTCCCCAGGCGGGGGGCGGTCGTCGAGGTGCCGCATAGCCGCGGTGATCCTGATACCACCGAGACTGCCTGGTGGGCGCTTGAAGCTGCCTTGTCAGAGCGGTGCGACACGCTGAACTTCGATGCCCCTGGCGTCGGTGCAGGCGTCTCGTCCACGATGATGCATCGGTCGGACGATCCAGAGAAGGCGAGGCTGTTTGCGCACCTGACGGTGACGCCGATCAACACCGGCCTTCCGCCCTCGGAAGATCGGGAATGGCCGGACGGTCGAACCTCGGTAGAGATGTTCGGGAACCTGAAGGCTGAAATCTGGTGGCTTTGCCGCACGGCCTTGCAGCGCACGCATGAGCACGTCCTGTGGCTCGAAGGTAAGGGCGGCCTGCAGCACGAGGTCACCGACCTTCTGGCGCTGCCCAGTGGCGACAAGGAATCCGACGAGCTCTGCCTGCAGCTCTCCCTGGTGAAGTGGGGGCGCAATGAAAAGGGCAAGATCGTCATCGAACGGAAAGAGGCGCTCGCAAAGCGCGGTATCGCATCGCCTGACTATGCTGATGCGCTGATGCTGACATTCGTGGACCCGCCGGCAGGACCGACGGTCGCCATGTTCCTGAGCAAGAGGCACCGATGAACCAAGTTGTACGGCTGGCAAACTACGCACAGCGCCGGCTCGGCAGCATGTTCCCGGCCTTCTTCCCGGGTCAGAACGTCAAGCATGACTACTACAAGGACTTCGGCTGGCCTGAGACGCTGACCTTTGATCAGCTCTACAAGATGTATCTGCGCAACGGCGTGGCTGCTGCCGGCGTGGACAAGACGGCACTGAAGACATGGCAGGACGCGCCATTCCTCCTTGAGCAGGAGCGCGACGGCTCGGAAACCGGCCCGCAGAAGGAAACGACACTCGAAAGGGATATCCGCAAGAAGTTTGCCGCGCTGCGCCTGTGGGCCAAGCTTGCCGATGCGGACCGCATGGCAATGGTGGGCGGCTATTCCGGCGTGATCCTACGGGTGAGGGACGGCAAGGCATTCGACCAGCCAGTCGACCGCGTACCGGGTGGGCTCGATGGTCTTTATAAGGTCGACCCGGTCTGGAAAGGTCAGCTCACGGTCGCCGAATATGATGCTGATCCTCGGTCGGAAACCTATGGCGAGCCGACCATGTATCAGTTCACCGAGTCCGCTCTGGACGGTGACAAGAAGCAGAATCGCCAGCTTCGCATCCATCCCGACCGCGTGCTGATCTGGTCGGAAGACGGCACGATCTATGGCCGGTCGATCCTTGAACCTGGCTTCAACGACCTGATTGACATGGACAAGGTCAAGGGCGCGGGGGGCGAGGGCTTCTGGAAGAACGCCAAGTCGGCGCCGGTGCTCGAAATCGACAAGGAAGCCAAGATCGACCAGATGGCGAAGGCCATGGGTGTCACGGTCGAAGAGCTTGCCGACAAGATGAACGATCAGGTGGCCGACTATAACGCCGGCTTCGATCAGCTTCTGATGCTCATGGGCATGCAGGCGAAGCAGCTCAATGTTACGCTGCCGTCGCCCGAGCACTTCTTCGGAACCCCGCTGAGCTCGTTCGCAGCCTCCATCACTATGCCGGTGAAGATCCTGATCGGCATGCAGACAGGCGAGCGCGCCAGCCAAGAGGATGCAGACGAGTGGGCGCAGACCTGCATGTCGCGCCGCGCCAATATCACGCATCCGAACATCATGGAGTTTGTCACACGGCTCGTTCGCTTCGGCATCCTGCCGGAGAAGGACTGGTTCATCGACCAGGCCGACCTGACAGAGGCATCGATGGGCGAGAAGATCGACCGCGCCGTGAAGATGGCCGACGTCAACCAGAAGACCGGCACCACCGAGTGGGTCTTCACGCCCGAGGATATCCGCGGCGCCGTCGGCTATGAGCCGCTGGACGAAGGCGACAAGTATCGAGACGAAGCGACGGATGAAGAAACCGCCGCATCTCTCGGGAAACCCACACCCACACAGGAATAATCGCTCATGCCCCAGGTGCGTGTGAACGTCAGGTCACTGGCGAACGTGAAGGCTGTCCGCAAGGAAAAGCGCAACGGCCGTGATGTGGTTATCGTGCCCTCGGCGACCCTGCCGGACGACATCATCATGAACGGGATCAAATACCCGTCCGAGGAGATCGAGAAGAGCTATCTGACGCTCAACCGGTCGCCGGCTCCACTCGGTCATCCGCTGGTCAACGGCAAGTTCATCTCCGCCCGAGACCCGGAAGGCGTCAACATCGGCCATATCGGGGCATGGAACGAGAACGTGCGCCGGGAAGGCGGCCGCGTGCTGCTGGACAAGGTGATCGATGTTGAGGTCGCCAACCGCACGGAAGGCGGAAGGGCAGTTCTTGCCGCGATTGAGGCAGGCGGCCCGGTCCACACCTCGACTGGTCTTCTCGCCACTATGGAGACGGTCAACGCCTCCGATCACAAGCGCATTGCCCGAAACATGGTGTTTGACCATGACGCGATCCTCATTGGCGAGGAGGGCGCAGCCACCCCCGATCAGGGCGTCGGCATGCTCGTCAACGCCAAGGGCGAGATGGAAGACATCGAGGTCGTCAACTCCGCACTGACGGACGCCGCCGACCAGGAAATCGACTGGGCTGGAACACGCCTCGTTGAAGCTCTCATGCGCCGGAAGAACGTCGGCCTGTGGGAGAAGACCAAGACCGCAATGATGGAAGCCTTGGGCTTCAACGAGCGGGAATCCTCAACCAACACGAAGGAAGACGAGATGCCTGTCACCGACGAGCAGTTCAAGTCGCTTTCCGATGAGGTCAAAGCCCTCTCGGGAAGCATGGCGAAGATTGGCGAAACCATCGCCAACTCCGTAACCGCCGCCCTCAAGCCGGTGCTCGATGCACAGGCCGAGATGGTCGCCAACCAGAAGGCCAAGGACGACGCCGAGCATGCCGAGCTCGTCACGAAGGTCGTCAACGCCAAGATCCTCGACGAGGCGACGGCGAAGGCAACCCCGCTGGCCACGCTGCGCGCCCTGGCACCCCAGGCAGACCCGAAGAAGTCCGTCGGCCTCAACGCCGCCTTCAACGGCGGCGGCGAGAAGACCGAAGGCTTCAAGCTTCCGAAGGGAGACAAGTAACATGGCCCGTTACAACAAGATTTACGGCGGCCCCGTCGAGGAAGTTAAGCCTCAGGTGCATGAGGCGATCTGCACCACAGCGGTTCTTCCAGGCACGGCGCTTGTCCGCACTGCCGGCGCATTCGTCCAGGCGAATGCTTCCAGCAAGGGCCGGATTTTCGTCGCCCAGGACAATTATCTCGCCATGAAGGGCGTTGATGATGCCTGGCTCGCGAATGACCGCATCATCGGCATGGAGCTGCTCGATGAGCAGCTGTTCCGCGTCCGCGTCCCCACCGGCACCAGCATCACGCAGGATGCCGCCCTTTCGGTCAACGCTGCTGGCAAGTTCATTCCTGCCACCACCGGCACCTTCGTCGTCGCGTTCGCGAACGAGACCTACAACAACACCTCTGGTGCCGACCAGCTTGTCAGCGTCCGCGCTGCCAAGGGCTACCACTTCGCATAAGGAGAAACCGACATGCGTTATTTCGACGAGCAGCTTGTCGCGAACTCCGCGGCGCATGCGCAGTGGTGGGGAGAAGTCTCTGCCGAGCGCCAGCACTTCCACAATGTGGAAGCGCACTTCGCGGAACTGCAGAACGCCTCTGCCGTGCTTCCCCGCGATGCTTGGTTCGACCTCGACGACACGACCCGCCGCGTCATGCGTGCGGACGAAGGTCAGGTCTGGATGGCTGATCTCATGCCGCTCGCCCGCACGGTCAACATCGGCAAGATCGTGGCGCTCAATCGCGTCTCCGGTGATGCCGGCGCGGTCGTGCGGTCGATCTCCGGTCAGGTCCCGATCGGCCTCGACAAGGTCGCCTATGACTACCGGGGAACGCCCGTGCCAATCTTCTCGTCCGGCTATGGCCGCGAGTGGCGCGAGTGGAACACCCTGCAGTCCGAGAACTTCGATGCTCTCTCCGACGACCAGGAAGCCATCACGGCGAAGATCCGCCGCGACAACGCCCTCTATGTCTTGAACGGCGATGCCAGCATCGTCTTCCAGGGCTACACGGGCTACGGCATCAAGACCTCGCCCTACTCGAAGTCGATCAACATCGGCCCGTCCGGTAATAACATCGACCTCACCTCGGCCGACTGGCCGGCGATCGATGCATTCTTCAACGGCCCGTTCGGCGCCATGCTGGATGCCAACTACATCGCCGGCAAGGTCAACCTCTACATCTCCCCGGAGATCGCGAGAAACCTTGACCGCCAGGTCAACACGGCAGCCGGCATCACGCTCGGCACGCGTCTGTCCCAGCTTCTGCTGAACCGCCGCATCAACAAGATCGCGGTATCCTTCGAGCTGACGGGCAACCAGTTCTTCGGCTTCGTGCCGTCGGCTGAGTACATCCGCCCGCTGATCGGCATGGCGACCAACACCACGGCGATGCCCCGCAACACGCCGACGGCGAACTATCAGTTCCTCGTCATGAACGCGCTGGGCATCGAGATCCGCGCCGACATCAACGGCCGGTCCGGCGTCTTCTATAGCGTCAGCACCTGATGACCTGCCTCGCCTTCGGGCGGGGCCTTCCCCTCATCACGCAATGGCCGAAGGAGGCCCATCATGCGCATCAAGATCATCGCGCCGTTCAAGGGCGCAACCTCGTCCGGCCTGTACGGCAAGCCATCGGAAGAGAACCCGAGCGGCGAGATCCCGATCGGTACGGAAATCGACGTCATGAAGGAGCCGACCGACTGGGCCGGCCGCTATGAGGTCATCTCGGGATCGACCGAAGGCAAGCAGGCTGTGACCAACCCTGCCAACGGCTCCGTCACTCCCGGCTATGCGGTCGAGAGCAAGGGCGGCGGCTATTACGTGATCACGAAGGACGGCGAGCCTGTCAGCAAGGGCCTCCGCAAGGACGACGTCGCCGGCTTCGACGAACTGTCGGACGAAGACAAGGCCGCTTTCGCCGACCTGCACAAGCCCGCCGCTTAACCACCTCCAAACCCCAGAGCAGCCAAGGAGATACCGATGGCACGTTCACCGATTTCTATTGCTGCTCTGGTTGGGGCGGGCATCATCGCAGCAAGTGGCGGTGGTGGCCCTCCCGCTACCGGTATCACGCGCGCCCTGAGCCCCACGAACTGGATGGCTGGCGCGGTCCTGGCATCAGCATCCAGCCGCACGAAAACCTGCGGTAACTGGCCTGTTTACATTGGCTCGGGCGATGCCAGAAAGGTGCGCGTCCTCGTCGAGAACTTCGCCGTCGGCACCGCAAACATTCAGCTTCCCGGCAACACCTTCACCTATGACGAAATGTATCTCGTCAGTGATGCCACCGGGCAGGCCGTTCCGGTGCTCTTCGGTGGATCGCCGAGCCGGACGCTGGCCGATGGTGAGGCCTTTGTCTTCTCCGATCCGATTCTTCCGTCGGCTTTCGGCCTGTCGAAGTTCACGCGCGACAGCAAGTTTTACATCCGCTACGGCGGCGGCGTGCCCGCAAACGGTAACAAGTGGTGCAAGCACAATTTCAGCCCGGCCTATGCCCAGTTCGGGATGTATTCGCACATTTATGATCCCGCCGTGACGACGATCACCAATATCAACGGGTCGGGGGCCTTCACCTATACCGGCACTGCGCCGACCAACGATCGGTTCATGTCGGTCAAGCTCGTCGGTGAGTTCGTATCCGGCGACCCGCTTACTTATGGCGGCATCGGTGACAGCATCATGCAGAACGTCGGCGACATGTCCGGCAGCAACATCACGCAGGTCGCGGCCGGCTTCTTCACCCGGGCGCTATGGTCGGTGATCGGGGTATCTGGCGCGAGGGGCGGCATCAACTTCGGTATGAACGCCGGTCTTTCAGGCCTCTGGACGACTGCAGCCGCTACGCTGAACCAATACCTCGCCCTCTGCAACACGTTCATTGAAGAATACGGCACGAACAATTTCCCAACGCAAGGTGCGGCAAATACGGGCTCGGTTACCTTCCAAGTTAACGCTGTCACGGCGGTATGGGCTCAGATCCTGGCAAATGCTCCAGTCGCAGGCGGCCAGCCAATCAGGCTCGGGCGGACCAAGCTCGGCCCCCGCACCACAGGCGCATGGGCACTGGCAGACGGCTCCGATCAGTCCGTCTGGGGTCCAATGTGGGATGCTGGCGGCGACGTCGATCTCTTCATGGATACGCTCGCTGCCAAGGTCGGCACTCCAAACAGCCCGCAAACGCTGATCAACCTCGACAGCGCTTGGCGCATTGGCCAGACCAAGGGCCAGGCGTCGTATTATAAGTGGCAGCAGGCAGGCACAACTGATGGAACGCATCCTGCGCCGGCGACCGCTGAAGCAATGGCGGTCATCACAAGAAGCTGGATGGCGGCGCGCGAGGCAGAGGCACTGGCCGCCTGAAAAACGGCCAATGCTAGTGAGCGAGGCCTCAGGAGCCAGTGTATTCCCTGTGGAGCGCCTCAAGGCGCATCTGAAGTTCAAGCCGAGCATTCTCAGCAGCGAGTGTCAGATAGACGGTCTCGTTTGTGCGACGATCCCCGGTCGTGTTGCTGGCAACCCAGCGGTCGACCCATGAGCGCTGATATTCAGCGAATTGCTCGATGTTAGCCCGCTTCTGCGCTTCGATGATGCGGATAAGCCCGGCGTCATCGACAGCATGCGCGTTTTCGAGGTCTGAACCTGCTCGCGCAATGTAGGACTGGTTCGCGGAATTCGTAGCCGCAACGTATTCGTCTCTGGTCATGTTTTCTCCTTTTTGGTTGGCGGCGAAGCACTACCACAAAACACAATCCAGCGGTTGTGAAATCTCTGTAACTCCAAGCCTTAAATGATCGGATAACCTCACATGGCTGGATACGGCACCGACAGCGGCTTCACGGCCTGGCTGGCAGACAACGGCTATACTTTGCCGACAGATCCTGCACCGCCGGCTGCGGCTGTCCTGCGCAACCGGGGCAGCAACTATATCGACGCGACCTATGGCGCTCGGTTCCTCGGTTCGATCGCTGATGCATCGCAGGAGCGGCAGTGGCCGCGCGAGAGCGCGATCGTCAACGGCAAGCTCCAGCCTTCTGACGTGGTGCCGGCCGCCGTCATCAACGCCTCGTATCAGGCCGCATATCAGGAAGCGCTATCGCCCGGTTCGCTGTCGGTGGTCGGCTCTGCCTCATCGGCTGTGAAGCGCGAAAAGGTCGGGCAGCTCGAAGTGGAATACGCCGCAGCCGAATCCAACGGCACGGCCTCCGGCATCACGCCGCTGATCTCGATCGTTGACGGCATGCTCGCGCCTTACCTGCGCTGCGAGGATCTGGTCTATCTCGGCATCATGTCGATCGGTGGCTCTCGCTGTGGCTGATCCGCTCTTCACCCGCCTGCAGGCAACTGCACAGCGCCTCATTACCAAGTACGGGCAGGCCGGCACCATCCGCCGCATCTCGCCACCCGACCCCGTGCTTGGCGGTGATGGGACGACAGTCGATTACGCCTGCAAGCTGTTCCCGGCCACCTACGACCGCCGCTATGTCGACGGCGCGAACATCCTGGCATCCGACAAGCAGCTTTACATCGGCTCGATCAGCATAGGCGTCTCGCCCAAGGTCGGAGACGTAGCGATCGGCGCCGACGGCATGGAATACCTCATCGTTCACGATGATCCGAACAACTACGACGGCCAGACCAATGTCGTCTTCATCTGCCAAGGAAGGACTGTTTCCCCATGACGAACGTCTTGCTCACGAAGAAGTATAAGGGCCGCGCCGCCGGTTCGATCCTCACGGACCTTTCCGCAGGCGAAGCCACCGCGCTCGAAACCATCGGCGTCGGCGAAATCCTCAAGGAAGAGCAGCCGGCTCCGAAGAAGACCGGCAAGGGTGTTGACGCCGAATAATGCCCACCCTTCGCCAGCAGATCCTTGATCTCGTCGACAAGCTCTCGCCAACGCTCGCAAAAGCCTTCCTTGACGCGATCGACGACATCAGGAGCGAGGTAGTGCTGCGCGAGATCGTGGCTCTCTTGGAAGCGCGCGACGTGGAAGGTGTTATCCAGGCCCTCCATATCGACCCAGCCGCGTTTCGTCCGCTCTCCGAGGCGCTGAGGCAGGCATACGACGCCGGCGGGCTGCTGACGTCGCAGAACATGCCACGACTGGCTGACGCTTTTGGAAATCGCATCGTCTTCCGGTGGGATGTGAGCAACCAAGGAGCAGAGGCGAACATCCGCAATCTGTCTTCGACGATGATCACGAACATCAGCGAGCAGACCGTCGCGGCGGCCCGGCGGACTATCGTCGAGGCGTATTCGCACGGCGCCGGTCCGGCCAAGATCGCTCTCGACCTCGTCGGCCGGAAGTCGGCCACGACCGGCAAGCGAGAAGGCGGCATTATCGGCCTCAACGCTCCGCAGGCAGAGCTGATCGAGCGCACCCGCATCAACCTGCTCTCGGGCGACCCGGCACAGATGCGGAAGTATCTGGCGCTCAAGACGAGAGACAAGCGGCTCGATAAGGCCGTGCAGCGCGCCATCGCCGCAGGCAAGCCGCTGGACAAGGAAACGCTTGACAAGGTGCTGATGCGCCTTCGGGACCGCAACCTTCGCCTACGTGGCGAGATGGTAGCGAGGACCGAGACGCTTTCGGCCGTGATGTCGTCGAAGCATGAGGCATTCCAGCAGGCGTTGTCGAAGTCGAACCGAGACGCAAGCCTTGTCACCCGCAAGTGGCGTTCTGCCGGCGACCAGAAGGTGAGGCACACCCACCAAGTGCTCAATGCCACGGAAGTGACCGGGATGGATGTTCCTTTTCAATCTCCATCGGGCGCATTGCTTCGATACCCGGGGGATACAGCACTCGGTGCCGGACCGGCCGAAGTCGCTGGCTGCCGCTGTGATGTCGAATACAATTTCAATTTTGCCGAGGCATATGCCCGCTCGCGGGGCCGCTGATGGCAACCGAGAACCTATCCTTCGCCGCCCAGGTATCGGAATGGGCCAAGGCTGAAATCGAGCGCGAGGAAGCGGTATTCCAGACTGCCGCACAGGAAGTCGCCAACGAGGTCAGGACGCCGGTCGCTGAAGGCGGTCGGATGCCTCTCAAAACTGGCAACCTCCGCCGCTCGCTGATGGCCTCGACCGCAGACATGCCTACCGTACAGGAAGGCAAGACAGAGTTTCAGGATAACGGGATCGAACTGGTGATCGCAGACGCGCGCCTCGGCGACACGGTCTATCTCGGATTTCAGGCTGCCTATGCGGCCCGCATGAACTACGGCTTTGTCGGTGCGGACTCTCTCGGGCGGACCTATAACCAAGCCGGCTTTGGCTTCGTTGATGCAGTCGCCCAGCGCTGGCAGCAGATCGTCACTCAGGCTGAAGTGACTGTTCGGAACCGCTTCGATCAAGCTTGACGCCCTCGGTGAGCGTCAGGAACGCCGTCTGGATGATCGTCAGGTCTCGGATGGCTACTGAGAGCACGTCCTGCGCATTCTTCGTCCGCACGGTGCGGTTCAGCAACAGCGTCAGCGCCTGGTGGAGCAGGTCATAAACTTCTTCGTCGCTGAGCGGTTTTTCGGCCATAGGAGACACTTACAGCATGGCCGACACGATTGAGAAGAAGATTTATCAGGCTCTGCTCGTCGCGGTGCAGGGCATCAGTCTCCCGGCAGGTTGGGAGAAGGCAATCCCCGGCGATGCTTACTCGCCTACAGCTGCAAGCCGCTATGTCTCGTTCGAGATCCATTTCAATCGCGGGATCGAGACCGACCTGTCGCTTGAGATGGACCCGATCAGGCAGGGTTTCGTGCGCGGCAACGTGATGCTTCCGAAAGGTCGAGCCGTCGTCGATGGCTACGATGTTGCTGGACAGGTGAGGCTCGCGTTCAAGCGCGGCACGAAGGTCTACCGCGACGAGGTCCAGGTTCGCTTCGACGAGGATCCGGCGCTCGCCAACCTTATGACCAGCGAAACCCACTTCCAAGTGCCGGTGACGGCCTTCTGGAAAACATACCCATTCGTTCCGGCCTGATTGGCCTGCCTCATTGCACCTTAGGCAAGTGCGCGATCAGACATAAAGGAAACCATCATGCCTCAGCTCTACCCTGTGGCGGGCGCGAAGATCTATATCGGCCCTGCTGTCAACACCGTTCCCGATGATGCCGACATCGACGCGACCGACTTTGCTTCCGTCACCTGGACCGAGCTCAAGGGCTGGCAGACGATGGGCGCCATCGGCGACGCCGCAACGCTCATTTCCGAAGACGTGATTTCCTCCGGACGGACGCTGAAGGCAAAGGGCACGCGAAACGCCGGCTCGATGCAGAACAACTTCATCATCATGCCGAACGATCCCGGCCAGATCGCTCTGATCGCCGCCGAGAACACGGACTTTAACTATCCGTTCAAGCTGGCCTTCGACGATGCGCCGCCGGTCGCTTCCGGTGTGGCCACCATCACGATCGCTTCGCCGGGCGTGATCACATGGACGGGCCACGGCCGCCAGGTCAATGACCCGGTCAAGCTCTCGACCACCGGCGCGCTGCCGACCGGTCTGACTGCCGGCACCACCTACTATGTGAAGACGGTCACCGACGCCAACACCATCACCCTGTCGGCCACTCCTGGCGGCGCGGCGATCACCACCACCGGCACGCAGTCGGGCGTCCACACGATCTCCACGGTTCCTGCCGGCACCACCAAGTTCTTCTACGGCATCGTCAT